ACTATTATCAAACCACTTTTTCAATTTAATTAAATCTTGTGGGGTGGAAGGTTTAACTATCAATGTAGATTCATTTAAGCGTTTTTTATGTTCGCGAATTACCCGCCTAACGATTTCTTGTAAGGATTTATTTTTAATCATTTTATTTCCATTTTAAATTAACCTCATATAAGGCTTCGGTTGTATAGTTTTTTACTTTGGGGTAGTTTATCTTACCAACCCCCATAAGTTCATAAGCATCATTGTATAAGCCTACTGTGGTGGGAAATGTTTGTGGATTTCCATTTGCCATATCGGGAATTAAGTATCCTTCCGACCCTGACCAAAATGTAGAATTATTACTGAAATTATAATCAAAGTTTTTCACACGAATTATAAATGTATTTTGATGTTCGTAGCCGACTTTACGACTTTTGAATCCTAATATATCACCACTTCCATCCGTAAATTGTGCTGCACCCGACATTGCCGTAAATAATTTCATTTCATTTTGACCGTTAATATCACTACCTGTCACGGTTAAAAACGACGCATTTAAATCCAAAGCATCGGCATCTAAAATATAAACACCTAATTTTGGATAAAATAAACCGTAATAAAATGGACTATTATCTTCTAAAAAAATACCATCTTCTAAAGAACCTGAAACTAAATAATTACCATAATCAACAATTCGTAATATTTGACCAGTTGTACCTAATTTAACATTTGATCCAGTATGTGTTTGATTAACGCCCCATTGTGAACCTGATAAATTATGAATATTTATTTCATTTAATCGGTCATCTAAAGTATCACCCATCCTATCCCGTCTAACATTTACAGCATAAAAATGAGTTATTTGTTTATTTGGTAATAGTAACTCACCACAAAGTCCTTTATATTGTCCATAAATTGCATTTGATAAAGTGAATGTATCAGAACCATATTCATCACGTGTTCCGCCGCCTGTGTTATTTCCATAGGCAATATCAAACATTCTTGATGATGAACAATCTGTTATTTTTTTATTATAAATTTGGTAATAAGTTGATCCCGTAAAATATGTTGTTAGATTTCCAGTATTACCCCAAATTCCATACGTTGATCGGACTTTTCGTATTGGTAAAATTTCATCTGATTCAAATTTGGTATATATTTTACCTGACCCTAAATCAACGGGAACAATAACAGGTGGAACAACGGGTGGTGGATTTACTGGAGTGGTTGGTGTAATTATTACGGGCGGCACAACAATAACAGGTGGAACTACAACGGGTGCTAATTGCTTAAATTGTAATACTAAATCGTCATACGAATTATCCTGAATTAAATCTTCACTTTCAATTTCAAAAATAAAATAACCATTTTCTTGGCGGGTTGGTGTTTTCCTTAAAGTAGAATTTAACCATTGACCGTTTAGATCGTAATCTTCATTTGCTTGAATATTTATCAGCCATGTATTACCCGTAACTGTTTTTATATTACCGACAAATCCATCAAATGTCCCATTACCGCTTATTGCATTCGATACAATAAACCGTTGCGGTAAAGCACTTGGATTTTTGATAATGACCGATATTGTCCAGTCACCTTGGATTGTTAATGGCATATATTTTATAATTTATTGATTATCAATGAGTTACCACAACAATTTTATTTTTAGCAAACACTCGCTGTTAAAATTCTTTTTAATTGCTTTATTTGTCTTTGCAATTGCCAACAATTCTTTACTATCATTGTACAACCCAACCGAAGTTATAAAAACTTGTGGATCGCCAATCATGGTTGGTTGACCTAAATCACCCTCCGACCCCGTTGTAAATGTTTGATTGTTTGAAAAATTATATTCTTGGTTTTTGACACGTACAAAATAGTGTGATGATTTTACACGTTCGCCGCTTCGACCAGCAAAACCTAATCTGTCACCCGAAACATCGGTATATTTTGCCGCACCGCTAATGGCTGTGAATAGTTTATAAGCATTATCACCGGGAATTTCCGAACCAGTCACCGTCAAAAACGAACCCGACCTATCCAGTACATTACCATCAATAACTACAATACCCAACCTACGGTATAATAAACCGTAATAATGTGGACTTGAACTATTATATATCCCATCTTCTAAAGAACCCGAAACTAAATTGTAAACTTCACCAGCCGTTGTAACCGTTCCGTTTGAAACGCGACTATCATCTACCAACCTAATTACGCTTTGTAATGGATTTACTTTAACATTTGAACCAGTGTGTGCATTTTGTGAACCACCACCAGCCAAAAATTGACTACCTGATAATCGTTGCAAATTTAATTCTAAATTACCTTCGTCAACAAATTCACGCATCCTTGCACGATTGACATTGACAACATAAATAGAATCAGTTGCAGTTCCACCAATTACGAAACGTTCCTGTTCGGGGTCTAAACAAAGTTGCTTATATTGTCCGTAAATTGCCCTTGAAGGTGTATCGTTAATTTGACCGCCTTGGTCGGCTGAACCCGAACCTAATTTATGCCCATAGGCAACCGCGAATTGTGGTTCACTTCCACAGTCACCACTACCCGAATTATAAACAGAATAATAATATTCTTTAGATGTTGCATTTTGAGCAGACGATGTAAAAAAAGTTGTTAAATTTCCAACATTTCCCGACCATAACGCACGTGTTACCGTTTCTTGCTGATTTGGTACAATATCACCGTTTTCAAATTTTGTATAAATTCTACCCGATCCTAAATTACTAGGTGCGGGAGGTGGTGGATTAACGGGTGCTACTGGATTGGATGGAAGTACTGGTGAAACAGGGTTAATTGTTGAACCACCAATGCCCTCGTTATTATTTGGGGTGGTTGGTGTATCTTTCACATTATGAACAACATCACCATCACTTAGGACATAAAAATCACCTTTACCGTCTTGGAAGCCGGGAATCTGTAAACCAGTTTCAGTCGTTTTTATCGTTGGGGTCGTGTTAACTAAAACCGATGGATCAGACGACACCGCCGTTACCTGCAAACCAACCTGTTCTAATTTATTTAATTGACTTGTATCCAGTTTGGTAGCGTTGGAAGTATCTACTGATTGGAACGTATTTTTCTTTGTAAATGCCATTATATGCCTTTATATTTTTCTTTAATTTGTTGATATGTGTTATAAACCCGCTTTTTGAATTTTTTATTATAAATATCATCAAATTTATCAGATAACTTTTGCGGAAACATTGTTTTAAAAAATGTCAAAAATGAATTAAAATCTACTAAAAATTTGTTAGCCAATTGTGAATTATCTTCAAACATATTTTCAATACTTTCAAGTGTTTCGATAAAAAACGCATTAAATTCGGCGGGACTACTTAAATATTTTGTAATATTTCCAGCATCTAACTGTTTGGCAGATGAAGAACGAATATCCGATTTGTAACGTTTAGTATCTAAATAATGTGTAAATTCGTGTACAAACATATTTTTATTCAATCGAGTATCTGCATACATTAAATTAAATGGTTCAATTAATATAGGCAACACAATTACACCATCATAATTAGAGGTTTTTAATTTAGAAAATCCAGCATTACCGATATTTTTATCTGCTAATACAATTATTAATTTATTATATGTATTGTCTATTTTACTAAAAGGTATTATAAAACCTCCCCACCGATCCGAACGTTCCCATTTATTTGAATTTTCCGCCGCATTCTTTATGTATTCTTTTAATTTTGTAAACGCATTTCTTGATTTTAAAACTAATTTTGAATCAGATTCATAATCATATTCAAGTAGTTGCATTAATTTCATTATTTTTTTATTTTATTGTTGTTCAAACCGATATTTACCTTTAACTAATTTAACAACAACACTATTAATTTTACCTTTAGAATTAAAAACATCAAATGTATTTTCAACTTCGGTTGGTTTTAATGAAATAGTTGATCCCATAAAATATTGCGAAATTAATTTAATAATTCGTTCTTCCGTTGGGGCGGATGCTAATAGTTTTGATTCTATTAATAATTTTTTATATATTGGTGCTAACTTCATAATTAAGGTAAACTTATTGGTGCGTTTCCAGTCAATGGAACGTTTGGAGTTGTATTAGTAGTTACTTTTTTAACCGTGATATTTACGACAACAGCACCACCAGTTTCAACACCTTCGATTGTCAATGTTGTGGATTTTGCCGCCAATTGTAACATATTAGCCGTAATAACAACACTTTTACCAGTCAATGTCATACTTGCACCGATTTCGGATTGACTTTGTGGTGAAGAAGTGATTGCTCCAGTACCGCTGTATTGTTGACCCGGTGCGATTTCACCCACATACATACTACATACGTCACTGTCAGCCAAAGTAAATGTATAACCGAACGTTGTATTGCCCAACGTGTAATTGATTGTCTGTGGCGTAATTGTAAGGCTTTGCCCGGGATTTAATGTAACCGATGTTTGTGGGACGCTAACACGTGGAATCCTGTTTGTTTTACGTGGTAATGTAACCAATTTAGATTTCATTGATTGTGTTTCATCGGGAACTGCTTCTGTTATTGGTAATGAAGTAATTGCAATATCATAATAAGCCGAACCGTTTGGGTGGTCGGGGTTAAAAAGTGAATAATCAATTTCATCATCTGCCAATGCAAATTGCGTGATTTTAAAATCACCACGACCTTCGGCCAATTTTTGCCTACCAAGGCGAGTTAATATCGCGTCGATAACTATACCGGAATCTCCGTTTCCTATGTATGCCATTTTGTGTTTGTGTTTTTTGTTTTATAAAATATTATTTTTTTACATATTTATTTAAGTATGTTAATACCTCGTCTATATCATTACAACCACGTTGTCCAATTGATGGTATTTCTAATGCGTATGGATGTGAATAACCATTTGGTATATTATTTATTTTATAATATACTGGTCTATAATAAATTCGTGCAACCATTTTACGGCCGTTTTTAAGTACACATTTACCATCCACAAATTTTAAATCTTTTTCTGTATATTGATTTGAGTCTATTTCTTCCTTAATTACCCGCCTAACAATTTCTTTTAATGATTCTTTTTTATTTTTCATATTTTAAATTCTTTTTAATTTATTATAACTATTATTGTACTTTCAAATTACCACCCAACGGGTCGTCTGTATAATATAAACTGCTTTGATTTGACACAAAAATACTAACAACAGGGCCACCATCAATCGTATTTGGAGAGTCGATATTTATTCCAGCACCTTCCAACCTAGTCCCATAAAATCTTTTATAGTTTTCAGTAGCACATGATTCGAGATATTGATAATCAGTACAAACCAATGAACGTGAATAATGCCAACCATACGATTTACTAACAGCCGTGTACCAATCCCTTAAATATTGTGTTTGGAATGTACCACTTGAACTATAATGATATATTACTTTTTTATAACAACAATTTAACGGATAATGGTCAATATAACTTTGCGTAATTTCTTGTGAACCTGAAAAGCGGGTTGGTAATGTATCAAATTCTATATTAATATTATTTGGTAATTCACCAGCCACTTCAAAATTGGTTTCAAGTGATGCTGTATTGTATTTATAAGTATATGTAAAATCTATTTTTTCATCAATTGACGCGGTGAAATATTTATATTTAAAACCAAGTTCCGTTGAACTGGACGCAATTGTTTCAAAAGTTAAATTTTCAGCACTTGATGAATAGACATCTAAATTATATTCAGTTTCATATTGGGGGTTGGTTATTTCGGGACGTTTTGTAACACGTACTTTATTAATATGTAAAACATCATCTTCAATGAGAATACCACCAATGTAATCCGCCCTACCCGGTACTAATTGTTTCAGTTGGTCAAAAAACGTAAAATCAAAAATGCTAAATAATTTAATAAATTTATTAACATTATAGTTTTGTTGATACTTCTGAAAATATTTATTTGAAAATCTATTTAATTCCGTGTAGCCTTCTTCAAATTCGTATTGTGGATCGGCAATATAATCGTCTAATTCCGTAAAGCCCGAATGATTATAAATGTCATTATTTAACTGGTCGGTTGGACTAAA